CAAGAAAATGTTCTTTTTGTTAACAGACAAATGGGATTTGATATTGATGACATGTTAGCTGCTCAAAACTCTTACGGTGCAGGTGGTACTTCTTACGGATTGTTTGACAATGACGAAGAAATGGCACTTAACCTTGGATTCTCAGGATTCAAAAGAGGATATGAGTTCTATAAGTCTGACTGGAAATACCTTAACGATGCTACCTTAAGAGGTGGTTTAACTGCTGGTATAGTAAACGGTGTGTTAGTTCCAGCTGGTTCTACTAATGTATACGACCAGGTTATGGGTAAAAATGCTCGTAGACCTTTCTTACACGTTAGATACAGAGCTTCTGAGACTGAAGATAGACGTTACAAGACTTGGATAACAGGTTCTGCTGGCGGTGCTGCTACAAGTGACCTTGATGCGATGGAAGTAAACTTCCTTTCTGAAAGAGCACTTTGTACATTAGGTGCAAACAACTTCTTCTTATTTAAGAGCTAAGAAGTAGAAATAATACAGGGGAGGTTAATCCCTCCCCTTTTTTTTAAATTTAAAATTAAATAAAATGAAATTACAATTAAAAGACAAAATCTATGTGCTAAAGGCTAGCACAACCCCATTAAGCTTTATGCTTTCTTCAAGAAACACACGAAGATATCCACTACTACATTTTGATGAAGAGAAAGGAGTTAACCGACCTCTTCGTTATGCAAGAAACCAAAAATCACCATTTGAGGATGAGCAGGATGATAACGCTATATTAGAGCCTGTAGTTTTCGAGGATGGATATTTAACGGTTCCTAAAACAAACCCTGTACTACAATGGTTCTTAAGTTTACACCCAGGTTTTGGACAAATATTTGAGGAGGTAAATACAGAGAGAGAAGCCTCTGATGATGTTGCATCTATGGATATTGAGTTAGATGCAGAGATTGCGGCTAAGGAAATGTCTATTGAGATGGCTGAATCAATTGCTAGAGTGCTTATGGGTTCAAGAGCTGATAAGCTAAGTAGTGCTGAATTAAAAAGAGATGTGCGTTTATACGCTAGAAACAATCCTGTAGAGTTTTTAGAGATGTTGGATGACCCAATGTTACAGCTTCAGGATTTAGCTCAAAAATCATTAAGTAATGGTTTAGTAGCCTTAAGAAATAATAAGAGGGATATTTACTTTAATTTAAAGGATAACAAGAAAAAAATGATGACTGTTCCTTTTGGGGAAGAGCCAGTATCTGCATTAGCTGCATACCTTCAGACAGATGAGGGAATAGAGGTAATGAAGATGTTAGAAAAAAAGTTAAAGTAAAACGTAACCTTTTAAAAGAACTTACGTATAGGTAAGTGTTTGTTATTCATAATTCATGTTATGTTTATTGGTTAAAAGAAGGGGCTTTCGAGTCCCTTTTTTTTATTACCTTTGTACTTTATAAACCCATAAAATTTTTTTATTATGCAAAAGTATTTAAACTTAAAAGGAACAGCAGTAACAGCGTTTCAAGGAAATCAGTTAGTTAGTATTAATGGTATAAAAACCATTCGTTCTGCAACTGCAACAAATGTAGACACACTTATTCAGTATGAAGATGGTACAACCACAACAGTTAAAACAGCTGCTCAAGTAGGTTTTGATGTGCAAGTGCAACTTCAAGAGGCGGTAAAGGCAGCATTAGAAACATCTTGGACAAATCCTGTGTTTGATGTTGTATTAGTAAAAGCTCCAGTAAGTGTTATAAACGCTTAAGTAAAAGCTTTAATACATGTAATTAAGAGGACTTTTTATAGGTCCTCTTTTTTTTATCTATCTTTGCAGTATGAGTAATTTTATATCTATACCTGTTGATTCAAGTGATAATTTAATTGTAAGTTCTCAAAAAATTGTCACATGTGTTAGAATCTCTTCTACACAAACCATTATAGTAGTAGACGGAGGAACTGCAGCTCATAATTCAACAGACCAACTAACAATCACCCATAATGCTGACTCTGCGACAAATTCTGTAGCAAAGTCAATTATGAATACTGTGGTCTTGTCTTATTTTAATAATAAAACAGGTGTAGTAAAAGAAGTAACTCCACCACAAACCATTACAGATGTGGGTTTTAGTTAATAGTGTTTTTTAGCTAAGTCCCTTTTTTTTCTTTATCTTTGTATCAAAGAAATTTTAAATGATTAATGAGGTTAGAAATACAGTCATGGCAATCCTTAATAAGGATAATAATGGCTACGTAACTCCTGAAGAGTTTAACCTGTTCGCAAAGCAGGCTCAACTTGAACTATTCGAGGAATATTTCTATGATTACAAGAATGCATTAAACCTACAGAATAAGCGATTATCTAATAGTGGTTATGCAGATATCCCTAAGCAACTAGCGGAGGTTATAGATTTATTTACTAAGAAAGAAGTAGGACTTACTTATGTTGGTGGAACAACATCTTTTACACTACCTACAGACTGGTACACACTAAACGTGGTTTATTATAACACTACTACTGAGGTAGAGAGAGTAAACCAGAATAAAATCAACCAGCTGGTAATGTCAAACATTACAGCCCCAACTACTACATACCCTGCGTATTACTTAACAGGTGCTAGTAATTCATCACCAACACCTACCTCACCAGGTAATTCAATAATAGTATATCCATCAACCATAACAAACAACATCGATGTTCTATATGTACGCTATCCATCTGACCCTAAGTGGACCTATAATACAGTATCTGGCTCACCTGTATTTAATCAGTCAGCTGCCGATTACCAAGACTTTGAGTTACCTCTTTCAGACCAAGATACTCTGGTCTTTAAGATACTGGAGTACGCTGGTGTTAATATTAGAGAGGCAGCTGTAACAGCATTTGCATCACAAGAGGAAGCTATTAACGACCAAAAAGAAACATAATGGCATACATAACTAACTATCAATACTACACCAACTCAGGTACAGTACCTCAGAATGCAAACTGGGGAGAGTACCAATACGTATCACTAAAAGATATCGTTAATAATTTTATGTTAATGTATGTAGGTGATGATAAGTTGGTTAATAATGTGACTAGGTATAACGTATTGTTTCACGCTAAGAGAGGTATTCAAGAGATTAACTACGATGCGTTAAGAAACATAAAGGTATTACAGCAATCTGTTGGTGATGACTTAAGATTTATACTCCCTCCTGACTACGTAAACTATGTACGTATATCGGTAGAGAAGGATGGGATATTATTTCCACTACATGAGAACAGTCAGATTAACTACGCTAATGAATATCTTCAGGATAATAATGGCGACTTATTGTTCGACCAGAATGGAGAGGTTCTAGAGGAGGAATTATCTCAATTAGATAGAGATAGATTAGCAGGTCTACCTAAGCAACAGTTCTTAGAAAGCGGATTAAGATACGGAGATTGGGGATGGTGTTTAGATGGGTGTTGGTATTTTAATTACAGGGTTGGAGGTTATTATGGATTAGATACGTCTAAGGCTAATGTAAATGACAGCTTTAGAATTAATAAACAATCAGGTGTTATTAACTTCAGCTCAGGTGTTAATGCTCAGTCTATAGTACTAGAGTATATATCTGATGGTATGGAGAATGGTGATGATGATTCGGTTACAATTAATAAACTAGCAGAGGACTACCTATACAGCTACATTAGATGGGCTATTTTAGACAATAAGATAGATACACAGGAATATGTGGTAAGGAGAGCTAAGAAAGAGAAAATGGCTAAACTTAGAAACGCTAAGATTAGATTAAGCAATATGCACTCTGGGAGATTATTAATGGCTCTAAGAGGCAGAGATAAGTGGATTAAATGAGGTTAATTAAAAGTTTCATACAAGGTATTATGAACAAAGACCTTGATGAACGTCTGATTCCAGACGGTCAGTATAGGGATGCGTTAAATATCGAAGTGTCTGCATCTGAAGGTGCAGGAGTAGGTGCATTAGAGAACATAAAAGGTAATACTAATGTATCTAATCAAACCTTTACCGCTAACGCTAAGACTATAGGTGCTGTAGCTGATGAGGCTAATAATAATATCTACTGGTTTGTAAATGACCCAGATGGTGCAGGAGCAGGTTTTGATTATGTACTTAAGTATAATGAGATTAATGGTGTAACTACAGTTTTACTAAAAGATACTATAGGTAACGCAAACTCTGTATTAAAATTTAACCCCAGCTATTTAATTACTGGTGTTAATATTATAGATGGTTTATTATTCTGGACAGATAATATAAACCCACCAAGACGATTAAATGTAGCTAAGTATTATCCTACTGATGGATTTATTGAGGATGACATATCGGTTATTGTAAAGCCAGCGTTAAACTCACCAAACATAACACTAACTAATTCAGCTATACAGTTCCAGGAAAATAACTTAAAGTATAAGTTCCTACAGTTTGCCTGTAGGTATAAGTACGAGAACGATGAGTATAGTGCTATATCTCCATTCTCATCTACAGCATTTGAGCCGTCACCTTTTTTATATGTAATTGGTGATGATTCTTTTTCATCTATGACTAATAGTTATAATGAGGTGAGTGTAGATTACTACATCAACGGAGAATTATCAGGTGGTGCTTGGGTTCCAGACCCTAGAATAAAAGAGGTTCAGTTGTTATTTAGAGATACGGCTGGCACCAACATTAATGTTATTGAGTCATTTACTATAGAAGACATTCTTACTAATCCATCCTTGGGTATTGATGTTAACGGAAGATTTACCAACACCTTTGACAATAGTAAGGTTTACACAGTTCTTCCTCCTGATGAGATTACAAGACTATTTGACAATGTACCATTAAAAGCAAAAGCACAGGAGCTTATAGGTAGTAGGATTGCTTATGGGAACTATGTTCAGTTTTATGACATTATTGATTCATCAGGTAAGCCTATAGACATAGACTACAGCTTAGAGATACAGTCAACCACTGTTTCTGGTACACCACTGCCTACATTTAGGAGTGACAGGGATTATGAGATAGGTTTGGTATATTTAGATGAATACAGCCGAATGACTACGGTACTAACATCTCCTAATAATACTATTAACATTACACCAGATTTATCTGATGAGGCTAACGATATTAGGGTTGAAATAAATAACGAAGCCCCTGCATTTGCTAAGAAATATAGAATATTTATTAAACAGCCTAAGGGTAATTATTATAATATTTTTGTTTTGTGGTATGCAAAAGATGATATATATACCTGGTTTCAAATAGACCAATCAGAGGTGGACAAGGTGCCTATTGGGAGCTATGTAATACTTAAAACAGAGGCAGGAGTAGCTAGTGAGAGTAATCAACAATACAAGGTACTAGATGTTCAGTCTCAACCAGAAAATTTTTTAGACAATGGACTTTCTCAACCAGATGGTTTATATTTTAAGTTAAAAATAGATGATACTGCATTATTTAATGGAAGTGATTTATTTGAAGAAAACTACAACAACACAGGTAGGGGCTCTGTTTATGAAGATGTTAATGGCGACTGGAAATCAATTCCTTATATTAGAGGATTAGATTCGGCTGTAGGTGCTGGAGTTGGTGTGGTTAATTACCCAATATATTATGGGGGTTCTACCAGTAATAATTATATAATACCTCAATTCGGATTTACACCTCAATTTAATAATGATTTTAGGTTAAAAATTATAATAACAAATCCAAGTTCTTCAGGAGTAAATAGATACAGGGTAGATAAATTTGAGTTAAACTCTACTGGAGGGGGCTACGTTCCTTTAAAGTCAGATACTGATATAACTACCTCTTTACAAGAAGTAAATTATTCCTCTACAAGTGGGCTTGTGATTTATAGCTTTACTTTTCCTACTACCTTAGGTTATAAAGTAGGAGATTATTGGATTGTTAACATACATGAAGTTCAAGGAGGTGGAAGTGGTTCTACTCTTGGAGGTGTTAAGAATAAATGGGAATACAACCAACAATCTCAAGAAAACACTTATCACACCGCTATTGTTCAGAGTGAAAATTTTTGGAAAGACGACCAAGGAAATGCTATAACAGGATTGCCTCAAGCTCAATATGCTCAACCAATTATTGACAGACCTATAAAAGCAGGAGCTAGAATAAAGATAAATGTTACAGATTTTTCATTAGAAGAAAATGAATTTATATCTCCTAGAGACTACTTAAATATAGAGGAGTGGTTCTGGGAAAGTGGTGCTTATAAACAATTTAAACAATTAGGTCAACCCACTGCTTTACAGCAATCTTTAGGAACCATATCTTCTCAATTTCAAAATCAACTAGGAGCTGCTAATGTATTTTTCAGACGAGGGTTTAGTTTCAATAATGCATCAACATCAGGATGTAGTGATAGTAATAGTATTTATCAAAAAACATTTACTCTCACCATTCCAGATGCTACAGCTCCTGGAGGTCTTAGTTGGAGTGAATATTTAGCCACTCAACCTATTTGGATGATGATAAGAGGCTCATCCCAACCACTTAGTACTGGTTCAAGTGCTAATTTAACTAGTTGTGATGGAGCTCCAGAAATAAACGTATTTTTTGAAATAATACAACAAGAACAGGCTAATGTTTTTGAGACTACCCCTATAGAGAATCCTGCGGATATATACTATGAGCTTAGTGATACATTTGATATTATTAATGGTGCTCATCAGGGTAATGTTTCTAATCAGAGTTTGTCGAGTAACTCTCCAGCTACGGTGAGTTTA